GTAGAAGATCCAAATTTTAATTCAAAATTACTATAAGGAGGTATTAGAATCCTTAATGGCATTGCTTGATACAGATTGGGGCCGTCATCGGTAACTCCATTAAACACACTTTGAGAGTCGATTATTGCATCCAGATATATTCCTGCACTTCCTTCATGTGTAGTAATTATATTAATCGTAGCTACGATATAAGAATTACCTGTGTTAAAGTTAAATAAAGTAGTAGCAGCAGAACTACTACCAGAATCTGCTACGGATCCACTAGTTGCATAAGCATGATTGCCAATATAGTTAAGACTAGTACCAACACCCGAGGGATTGGAACCACTACCTACTGGATTACCGCCGCCGACTAGAGCCATAAGGCTCCTAAGCGAAAGTTACGGTGACACTTGCGTCCACAGTTGCCGCTGTGGTAACTAATAATGAGATTTCCACAGAATTATTTGCGGTGATCGGAATATCAGTATCATAAGATAAATTGTTTTGTGATGAAGCTGTAGAGGATGCGCCTGCTGAATAACCCATACCCGTAAAGGATGCAGCCCCTTCTTTCATCGCATTCCCTGAAAGGGTCACGATTGGAACGAAATCAACAGTTCCTACTGATGTTACAGACATTGAAACCTGTTTTATTGCCGACATTCCAACAGGAATATTGAATGAAGAAGACAAAGAACTTGCTCCTAAATTTGAAAGTGCCTGATTAGATGTCGTTGCGCTAAGCCCTGCTGCCGATCTTGTTATTACTACTGCCATAATTTAATACCTATAATTTAACTGCAATAGGTCCGAGCTTTGCTAGTCTACCTACTGAGAATGATTTAGCCGCAAACTTCCCAATTGCCGCAGCCCCGAGTGTACCTAATATCTTAGCCTTATTGGACATTATATTAGTTGTTAATGTGTTAACGGCACCTTGAATGTTTCCACCTATTGCCTCTTGTACTGCTGCTCCAGCACCTGTGCTGCCTAGCAAACTGATTGCAGCGCCTCCTTCAATCGCCGATATTGTAAATGTTCTACGTGGCCTAGATCTCCTAGCCTTTCTTCTTGCTACCATACGACCCTATGTGCTGTATTACTTAAAGACTTTACCTTGTGTTTTCTTATAATATTCATCCCGCTTAGCTTTAAAGTAATACGCTACAGCTTGTTCTACTGCTAAAGAATTGGTAATTTTTCGCGTCGATAGAAAGCCCCTTGTGCTACTTAAATACTGCTTGATAAAACGAATGTACCTAATTGTCTCCTCTTCAAATCTTAAAGAGACTGTTTCTTTTGGCGGCCACGATTTTTTCCTACCCATGATTCACCTCCTTGTATTGATGTTTTCTTTTAGTGTATGTATTTGTTTTGTTAGAGGTATCGAATGATTGTCTAGATCCCATTGTAATAAAATCTTCGTCACAATGTAAGCAAAATCTAATTACATATCCCAATTCTCTGGGTTGATATGTTGGGTGCCTTCTTGTATTTGTTGTTCTACGCTTAATTCCACAACCACATTCCTTTGGCAGATTCCTTCCTAAACCTTTCATTTTTCAACCTCATTAATATATTTAGCAAATACATCAGATAATTCATTCTTTATTTTCTCTGGAAATGCATTAAGCATTAACTTATTATGAATTTGTTTTTTGAGGTCTGGGCGTGGGTCTCCTAAATATAACGCCATTAAAGCCGATACTTCGACTAGCTTGTCCAATTGTTCTTTTTGGTTAAAGTTCATGTCACTCAAAACACAATAAGCAACACTCTATATATAAATTATATATATAAGAAATAATAAGTGTAAGGGTTATACTATAAGTTATATAATATATCGGTATATGTATACTCTTTTTATACGTTATATATATAAAATATACCTACTTTAACCCTAGTTTTCCTGTTTTCTGTGGCTGTTTAGGGGGGGTGTTTTGCTGATTTGGGGGTATTAGATGGCTTAATCCGCTCTTATTTGCGGCATATTCTACAAGCATTGATGCCCAATCGCCATCCTTAGCAGCCTTTCTTATTCCATTCATCGGATCTAGTTCCTTCGCTTTTTTGGTCATTGCTCCAACTGAGCCAAAAAAAGAAGATTGAAATTGTTCAAGCTTATCGTGCATTCTTTCTTCAATTTCATCTATAACAGGTTCTAGTTTTATTATAAGCCAACCTTCTTCATCTAATTTTTCTTCCCATTTCTCAATTATCCAGTCTCTTAAAACATATCTATACAGCACTAAGATTATTAAAATCTCAAGTGCAACAAACGCGGGTAATACATATTGTGTCCACTCCATGAATTATTATTGGGGTCTGCTTTATGAGACTTTTTATGTTGTACGGAAATACACATTGACCCCGTTAAATGTTAAATTTACCTAAATCGCTTAAATCAAACCCGGGTATTTTCTCCAAGAACCCGTCTAAAAATTTCTGTGTATCGGGTACTTCAAAACCTTGTTTAGCCAAAGCAATCAAAATAATAGGAGTGACCACTAAAGCGATCGCTTTGACTAGTTCCCCCGACGCAGGCCCTTCCAAAAAGGCAGCGGTGGCGTTGGTGTTCGCAAACTGATTAACTGCTTCCTGTTGGGCCTTTGTCACTTTTTGTAGTTCGTACCCTTCAGGTACTAAAGCAAATGGCATTATTTTCTCAATCCTGCTTGAAATTCAGGGTTAAAAAATCCTGTGGTAAATGTATCTTTTCCAATACCTGATAAATCTAGTGCGGGAAATATTCCAAAGTTAAATGGTTTCTTAGCTGCAAATTCTGCGGCTGCAGTGACTGCAGTCTCTGGAAAAAAAGGGATTACTACGTCGGCCCCTATTGGTTTGCTTGGGCCTGTGTGCACTATGCCTGTTGTTGGCCCAACTACTGCGCCCACTGTGCCAATTGGTCCTTTAGGAAATATATCAACTATTGGGCCTGCTGCTGGCCCTAATGTAAAACCTTCAGGTATTATTTTTTTTGGGTTTGGATCGTCTGGAAACTTTTCTTGAAGGCGTTTTAACGCCAAAAGTCCCAAGGGAATGGCTATGAGAGCAGTTAATTTGCTCAAACTACTCCAGTTTCTTTTCCAGTAAGATAGAGCAACAACAATCTAATAAGTATTTGTTCCACCGTTCTATGGTTATTAAGCCACTTGGGGAACTCAATGTGGTAGATCTTAGTTGACATTCTATCATCAACGCCTCTTGCGTCTAAATGCTATACCCATTTTCTTTAGTTTTAATTTACCGTTAGCGTATCTAAATTCTTTCTTTCTACTGTTAGCCTTAACAAACTTATTCCAGGAGGATAGTTTACGTTTAGGTTTAGGGCTTGGTCTAAAAATAGTTCCTTTCTGCTCCTGGTAATTTAGTTCGCTATCAGTCACAAAAGTTCTATTTTCGCGCGCACCATCGGCAAAACCCATGCGGTAATACTCACGTTCTCTCTTAGTGGGCATTATGAATATACATCTCCTACAAGAACTGCGGTCATCTCTGTAGTAGTAGAAGATCCAAATTTTAATTCAAAATTACTATAAGGAGGTATTAGAATCCTTAATGGCATTGCTTGATACAGATTGGGGCCGTCATCGGTAACTCCATTAAACACACTTTGAGAGTCGATTATTGCATCCAGATATATTCCT